AATTAAAATATCGAGAATCACACATAGACGAGGTCTTCAAGAGAACCTCCCACAAAATTTAGCTAGTGCCGAATTAGGTTGGGCATTAGATACTAGAAAATTATATATCGGTAACGGAGATATATCTGAAGGAGCACCATCCCCCGGTAATACTGAAATTTTAACCGAGCATAGTAATGTTTTAGCTTTATTTGATTCATATACTTTTCAAGGTCAAGCTGCCGGTTATGTAGTTCAAACAGGTCCTTCACCAACTTCTCCTGGTAAACGAACTTTACAGGATCGATTAGATGATGAAGTTAATTTGCGTGATTTCTGTAAAGACCCTATCACTACCTTAGGCGATAATCAATTACACGGATTTGCTATTCCGCCAACATTACTAAATGGATCTGGGACTTATGGGCCGGATAATGTTGAAAACCCTGTTGATATTATTAATAGAGCGATTAAAGAGTTATATAATCACACTCCTGGCATCCCGGTACCACAAGTTAGACGTACCTTAATAATTCCAGCTGGTACATATTTGCTATACGGCGATTTTGTTCGTTTGATGCCATATGTTAGACTTAAAGGTGAAGGCAAAAATTCAACTTATTTAGTCCAAGTTGATACTAACCAACCGTGTGCATTAAGTACGGCAGATTATTTAGGCACGACCGGATTCAATTGGACTAATGCAGCCAATGTTAGTTCGCAAACTTCTTCTATTACTTCGGCCGCCAATGATTGGAGACCGGGTAGAAACAATGTTGAAGATATCACTATCATCACACAAAATACTGATACTGTTAAAATAGATTCGGCGGCTTATGTTACATTCAACGATGTTGGTTTGGGCGGGACATTAACCGGTATTATCAATTCTGGTGCTAACTCAGCCGTCAAATTTGGTTCTCAACAGGTTTCTAAAAATATAGTATTTAACAATTGCGATTTTTTCAAACAACAAGAAGCTATTAATGCAACCAATAATGTCAATCATATTGTCGTAAATGGTGGATCTTTTACTACGTTATATCGAGGTGTAGATATTTCTGGAACAGTATCTTCAGTGAGAATTACCAATGCATTATTTGATGGTATATCGGATCGAGCAATATTTGCAAACAATGTATCATATGTGACCAGTGCGTTTAATACATTCAATACTGTTGGGGAATTTCCAACAAAAACCACAATAGTCGATTTAGATGGATCAAGCTGTTATAGTATAGGTGATGCTTTTACTGTTCGAACAATTACCGATCCAATACAGGCGATTAGTTTGAAGGGCAAAGCAAGTTTTGCGACATTAGATAATGGTCAATTGTTATTAGGGACTAAAGTAGAGCAAGCCGGATTTATGTCAAATATTGCTCTTACTACGGCAAATGCTACACCAACAGTTGCCGGAATTGTGGGATATGGTTTACAGCCAACAGTCGTCGATTATTCAATTGTCACTGCGCCAAATCAACGTAGTGGTTCTATTAAGATCGCAAACAATGGAACAAGCGTAATATTTGATGACGACTATGTAGAAACAAACGATACAGGAGTAACTTTGGGCGCAACATTAACATCGGGGAATTTGGTGGCCATAACATATACCACCACATCGATACCAGGAGCAACAGCAACACTTAATTTAGCAAGTAGGGCATTCGTAAATCAAATTTAACCAGAATTTCAAAAAAATTAAAAAACCGTAGGGTAAAATTTAGGGCGACTCTTTCGCTCTGGTAAATACTAATAACAATTCAAAGAGGAATAAAAATGTTTAATTTTAAAAAGAAACCGGCAACACTAGCAAATTATATCGAACAGGCAAAACAAAAAACCACGAAAGTTAAAATAGATTTAACTCGCGATGTATTACTCGATCGAATTGGGTTGGATCGAATGCAAGATAGTTATTATATGGCGGGCGAAACTTCTCCGCAACAACGATATGCTTTTGCATCTGCGGCATTTGGTAGTAATCCAGAACATGCTCAACGCTTGTATGACTATTCGTCGAAACATTGGTTTGGCTATGCGACTCCATTGTTATCTTTTGGTCGAAATAAAAGAGGGTTGCCCATCTCTTGTTTCTCAGTATTAATTCCAGATACAGCAGAAGGTTTGGTTGATTCACTATCCGAATCAAATTGGTTATCGATGCTTGGTGGCGGTGTTGGGTTGTATTTTGATATTAGATCGGCAGATACAAAATCTGCAGGAATTATCCCACACCTAAAAACATATGATGCTTCGTCACTCGCATACAAACAAGGTACTACTCGTAGAGGATCGTATGCAGTATATATGGATGTGAGTAATCCAGAAATAGTAGAATTCCTCTCGATGAGAAAAGTGTCTGGTGGAGATCCAAATAGAAAATGTCTAAATCTACATAATGCGGTTAATATCCCAGATGCATTTATGGAAATTATTGAACGGTGTATGTTCGACTCTAAAGCAAACGATGATTGGGAATTGATTGATCCAAAATCAAAGGAAGTTAAAGCTGTGGTGTCAGCAAAGGAACTATGGGTTGATATCCTTGAACTTCGCGCTGGTGCAGGTCGAGGAGAACCGTTTATTTTATTTTCTGATACAGTAAATCGTGCTGCTCCAGAAGCATATAAGAAACATGGATTAAGAATTAATCAAAGTAATATTTGCACCGAGATAACCTTAGCTACGGATAACGATAATACGTTTGTATGTGCATTATCTTCGTTGAATCTAGAATATTGGGATGAGTATAAAAATAACTATCTATTTTTTAAAGATATTGCAGAAATGATTGATAATGCTCTGCAGGTGTTTATTGATTATGCTCCAGAATCAATTTCTAGGGCAGTTAGTTCTGCAAAACGAGAAAGATCAATTGGTGTTGGCGTTATGGGATTTCACTCATATTTACAATCGAAAAATTTACCGTTCGAGTGTGCTATAGCAAAAACTACAAATATTAATATTTTCAAGACCATGCGTTCTCAATTAAATAAAGCAAATTTCGATTTAGGTAAAGAACGCGGCTCTCCAGAAATTCTAAAAGGTACAGGACAACGCTTTACTCACGTGATGGCGTTAGCCCCAACAGCATCTAATGCTCTTATCACCGGGAATACTTCTGCTAGTATTGAACCATGGAGAGCAAATGCGTTTAGACAAGATACATTGTCTGGATCATATACACAAAAAAATAAATGGTTGGACGCAGTAATTTGGCAAGCGGCCTATAAGAAATGGCCAATTGAAGAAGGTGCTACACCAAATGATGCTGGTGACGGATATTTAGATTCACACACTGTTGATAGGGCAATATGGGTTGGCGATCAGTGGCAAGAAGTAGTTAATGCAGCAGGTTCGGTGCAACAATTAAAATGGATGGACGATGAGACAAAAGACGTTTTTAAGACTGCGGCAGAAATTGACAATCTTTGGATTATTGAACATGCTTCGGACCGTCAAGTTTATGTTGACCAAGCTCAGTCAGTTAACCTCTTTATTAACCCGGATATATCAGTACCTAGACTCCATGCTATTCATTTTGCGGCCTGGAAGAAAGGACTGAAGACACTTTATTACTGTCGAAGTGAAAAACTACATAACACGTCGGTAAGTAAGAAAGTAGAAAAGCAAAGATTAGATGATGACATACAGTTAATGCGAGATATTGCCGCAGGAGAAGCCTGCATAGCCTGCGAAGGATAACAAAATGGATCCGCTATATCATATCAGAAGAAGGCAACAGCATTTAGAAGAAGAGGTACAGCAAAAAGATTTTACAAAAGCCGCAATATTAGCTTCACTTAAAGCAGATAAAGGAATACAGAATGAACGCAACAGCAGTAACAAAACAAAAACTAAAACTTACGGACGCAAGGCATAACTTCAAACCCTACCAGTACCCGTGGGCATTAGAGTTATGGGAAAAACATGAAAGTTTGCATTGGTTACCCAAAGAAGTACCAATGCAAACAGACATCGATGATTGGAATAATAAATTAACAAAAGGGCAAAAAAATTTCCTATTGCAAATTCTTCGACTATTTACGCAGGGCGATATATCAGTTGCTGGAGCTTATGTAAAAAATTACTTACCAGTATTTAATGGGCATACTGAAGTGCGCATGATGCTTTTATCTTTCGCGGCAAGAGAAGCAGTGCATATTGCGGCTTATGCTCATCTTATCGAGACACTTGGGTTACCAGATAAAATATTTAATGAGTTCTTAGAATTTGAGGCTATGGTAGCAAAGCAGAAATATTTTGACGAAATAGAAGGCAAGGATCAAAATCACATTATTCAACAGATGACCGCAGTATCGGCATTTACTGAAGGAATGATGTTGTTTAGCTCGTTTGCGATGTTGCTTAATTTTGGTAGACAGGGATTAATGCCAGGTATGGTTAAGATTGTAACTTGGAGCCTCGCCGATGAAGATATCCACGTTGAGGGAATGACAAAACTGTTTAAAACTTTTGTTCGCGAGAACCCAGATGTGTGGAACGATGATCTAAAATCGCAACTATATGTGATTGCGGAACAGATGGTTAAATTAGAAGATGTATTTATTGAGTTAGCCTATGAGCAAGGTGGCATGGATGGACTCGAAAAAGAAGATATGCACCAATATATTCGATACATTGCAGACCGTAGATTGATTGGTCTTGGGTTAAAAGGTATATTTAAAGTTAAGAAAAATCCGCTTCCGTGGATTGACGAAATGGTAGTATTGCAATCACATAGTAATTTCTTCGAACAACAGGAATCAAGTTATAGTAAAGGAGCATTAACTGGTTCCTGGGGTGGAGTATGGGGTCAAGCAGGAAAGGAATAACTATGCCACTATATACATTCCAATGTGATAAATGCCAGACAAAAGAAGATGTATTGAAGAAGGTTTCAGAAGCAGACACTATGGTCAAATGTGTGAAATGCGACGGAGAGATGCATCGTATATTTGATGTAAGCAATACTAGTTTTGAATTAAAAGGTCCAGGTTGGTTCAAAACCGACGGAAAATATTAAATGTTGATAAGTGAAATAATCGTAGATGAGATGGAACTAGTGGGTGACCAAATGTTCCCCTATGAACAAGCCGTCAAAGTAAAAAATTTAGCGAAATTTGTTGGTTCATTTGATCAAGATTTAACGATGATGTATTATGAGGGTGGTGACGAACGATTTTTGCTTTTGGTCGATGATGATCAAAATATTGCTTCGATTTCTGGATTCTTTAGTAGATTGAATGGTAAGGTATGGCAAGCAAAACAATCTGCTACCTATGACCCATATACTGGGCGACGGTTAGTTGGGAAAATGTATAAGTATGCTAAAGAACAACTAAAGAAATCAATACAGAGTGATATCACACAGACCTATGCCGGAAAGAAGTTGTGGACTAAAATTATACCAAGTTTAGGATTAACCCCAATGATATTGGATACCGAAACAGAACATATTTTAGACCCAAATAAGATAGATAGAGGGTTAATATATCCCGATGATAGTTCGCCAGTATTGCATCGATATTGTTGGGTACTAGAGAGATTCGATCATTATCCAACTCAAAATTTACTAAAAGAAAATTCGTTGTTTGTTCCAATTACAGGTTTATGGTATATTTAAAAGGAGAAGTCATGTTAGTTAGAAAGTCAAAGTATACAGAAGGTGATATAATTTCAATAAAGATAGTCAATGGTGATGAACTTGTTGCTAAATTTATCAAAGAGACAGATAGTGGATTTGTTATTAAAAATCCAATGACGATTATTCCCGCACAAAGCGGATTAGCATTAGTTCCATCTTTATTTACCGTTAATGGTGATAAGGAAATGGCCATCGATTATCAACACATCATGCTAAGTGGAGAAACAGTTGAGGAAATGAAGAACGGTTATATTAAACGAACAACAGGGATTGCGCCGATTACTCGCGGTAGCATCATAGTATAATGTCGACTCCACCAACCGATCCTAATGCATCTTTTGCTCATAATGCCGATGGCACAGTAACAGTATGTGTCACTGGTATTTTCCCAAAGATGAACACTATATCTACGATGCTAGGTTTTGGACAATCGTTAACCTTTGCTCCGATATCTTGGCCAAGTTTATCTGGCGGATATGATGCATTGTTATTGGTCGGTAAAGCATTATTAAAAACCGTTATGGCAATATGCAAACCTATATTAACGGTGCTTGGTATGGGATTTTCCGCATTATTGGCAATTGGTGATGCTGCTTGGCAAGCGTTATGTGGTATTGGTTTATCGTTAGCGGATATCTTCGATTTAGATATTTCTGCAATGTTAACCAAGATTAAGAATTGGTGGGAATCGGCAACCGGATCGCCAATGTTTCCTAAACCGTTGTTTGGCCCAATAGGTTCTGCTTTATTAGAAGTTGGTCATATCTTAGTGACCGCAATTTGTTCGGCAGCAACATTTGTAATCAATTTGCTTGGTGAAAAAATAACCGATCTAGTCAATAAAGTCAAACAAATAATGAGTGCAATAACTGGTGGTACTTATTCTTTTTCATTACCGACTGTACCAAAAATGCCCACATTTACGGAAATTATGGCTGCGATTAAGGCAGCCGCGTGTAATACCGCTCAAGACGCATGGACTGCATTAAAAGCGTTTTTTGCGCCGATTTTGGGGGTACTAGGTGCATTAGTTATGGCTATTCCAGATCTACCGAACCCATTATTTGGACTAACCTCTGCATTTAATATAGAAATAGTTAAATTAGCAACCGATTTTACTAACCAGATTGCTATGATAGCTGCTCAATGGATAATTGATAACATTATTATCCCGATAATGGCATTAGCTAGTTATTTAGGCCTATCTGGATTATGGCCACCAACCGGAATCTTCCCGATTTGTGTGACCTTACCAGCAAATTCGGTGTAAATTCTAAATCATGCTAAATACCATAGTGGTTACTGGTTGACATAGAGGTATTGTTTTGGGGAATTTGCATGAACTATAAAAGACTTCACACGGATATGCTTGAGTATGGAGAGTGGATTAAAAATAAGAAATTCACACCAGCACAGTTGACCGCTATATTCCGAAAGTTTGCTGGATCATCTGATATTATCGTTAAAACTCATCGAGACAAAAACGTAGATAAAAATCAAGTTATTATTGGTGGTAGTTATGATCCAGAAGAAGATCAAGATAATTGTGCTTCGATAACTTTATACATCACGTATCATCCGGATCAGAAAAAGATTTACATTCGAGATTTAGATTGGAACCAAATTTGTATCGACCTAATAGAATGTTCTGGTCACGAAGCAGTTCATCAGTTTCAATATCGTGCTCGTAATTTTGATTGTGGTCCAACGTTTTTTATTAGCACATGCACCATAGAAAGCAAACGTGCAGATCAAGAATATTTGGGTAATCCAGACGAAATTCAGGCGTATGCTTTTTCGATTGCAGCCGATGTATATTTAAAAAATAATACTTCAATATTGACATATAAATTAATATCAAAATCTGCAATGTATAAAGCCTATGTAGCAGCATTTGGTAAAGAGCACAGTATTGTTCAATCGTTGATAACACAAATACATTTCTTTTATGGATCTTTTTTTCAAGGAAAATGGCATGTCAAAACCACAAAACAGACTGCTTGATGATGCAGATCAATATGCAACCGAAACTAGCCAATTAGAAGATGAGATCGAAGTAGTCGACGAAGTAGAAGAGTACGACGACATCACAGACGACGATTATGGATTTATTCTCGACTCAGATGGTAATTTAAAATCGGTCTTCCTACCTACCGATTATGTTTCAATCCCCAAGAAGGTATATGATATCTTTGCATTATTTGGTATAGATGATGTCGACGAAATCCACATTCGATTAGGTCATAAAATCCATTAGTTTTTGACTAGCAGAACAATCTTATTACCACTCGATCCGATATATGGACTTCCGATTAATTCAAAACCAAGATTTCGGGACGAAGTAATAGCGGCTATATTTGTTTCTCGAACTGTAACAAATACCTTTGACTGATTAACGTTCTGCAATACAAGCTTAGATAACTTTTCTCCAAGATTCTTCCCGCGATATTCTGGCAATACAACCTTCCAACCCATCTCGTATGGATACCGATTAGATAATTGATCTACATCCGCATTGGCAAATACCGACTTTCGATAAGAAATATTGGGTACTTTGATGGCTGATACTGCTATAATTTTGCCTGCATCTAGAACAACACCAATAAGTTTGGCTCGTTTGATTCGGTCTATCAAGCCGGACGATGTTACCTGTCCTTCCGAACTTATCAATTTAATAAAGTAAATTTTCAGTAGTAAATAATAACATCATTATTAACCAATAACACCAACTAGACTGCTTGGTGACGCGAAAACTCTGAACATACCTATTGGTATAGGTACTCGGTACTTCATTCCCGATTTCTTGACCCAAGAATGCAACTCCTTCCAATCCAAAAATGCAGGTATCTCGGTTTCCTTCCACAGGTCCTTTAAATACTCGGTTTTTGGTAGTGCTGGATAGAATTGCTTGTTCTTGAGAATTACTACTCGATATCCCCTTTTCGCAATCGCGGTACTAGCCGCAATCGGATCAGGTAGTTCTGGATGCAAGATGTTACCGATCGTACTGGTATATGCTGCATTGATTTCATATATCTTGAAATATTTACTCAAGATACTTTTGAATGTCTCT